GGCTTCTGCATCCATGTTATCATCAGGCATTGGAACTTCCGCACCGCTGTCTAATTCATCTGGGGTGCCTAGTGGATCTTCGGGAGCCTCATCACCCATTTCAGGACCGGCATCCATACCTTCCATATCTCCACCCTGATCTTCGACTTGATCAGCAGCCTTCTCTACAGCAGGAACAAGCATCTTAAGTACTTGACCAATCTTACCAAGATCAGCAGCGACCTTCGTAAAGTCCATGTAATCCATCAAACTGGCTTCGTTAAGTGAGTCTCCATGCCCAGCTTCGATGAACAGACCTTCAAGGAACACAGCAAGGTCGATAGCCTCTGCTCCATTCTTAGTTCTTAAAGAATTGACAAACTCAACAAGAGTCTTCTTAACAATTGAACCCTTTGGAGCGTGCTTGGCAATTTGAGCAATTATNTCAGCTTCAGTTATGGCTANTGTCTTGAACGTAGGAACTTCATCAAGCTTACGAACATCAATGCCATACTTCTCATTCAGNACATCAAGCACGTATTGCTTAATAGGCTTCTTCATCTCGTAGATCTTTCCTGAGAACTTGTTGAGATCCTTTTGAGTCACGCTGATCTCATTTAAGGATAGCGAGTTATGAACAAGACCAGTAATTTGCTTCTTAGTTGCTAATGCAAGGTAAGGAGCGTCAGAAATGGTTTGAGCCACTTGATGTCTTATTGTCTCCGAGTCGCCCTCAAAGATCATGGAAGCTAGGTCTTGAACACAAACGTTATCTACCCATAGGTTATCGAAGTTCTGCTTCGCCTCCAATAGCTCCTTCTGGATAAGCTCCTTTCTGCAAAGATGCTCGTAGATGTTGGACTTACCAACAAACCTCACCTCAATTTCCTTAGCCTCTTGAATCTGATCAACAGTGCGCTTAGGAAGGTCGAAGCTGGTGGATACTAGATTTACTAGCTTCATACCCGTCTTCATGCCAGTAGATTCAAGCAAGCTGCTGTTATCCTTTAAGAAGGCTACTAATTGACTTCTGATCTCATTGACACGTTGGAACTCATCAGATGAGGTGATCTTAGTAGTATCTCCAAATCTTTCAGTCTTCTCTTGTAGTCTAGTCTTGATCCTATCGTAAGTAAGCTTAGTCTCATACAAAGAAAGAATCTTATCAAAGGAACCTTCAGCCCCCTGGTAGTCATCTTCAAGTAAGTTTGAAAGTATGTCAGTTACCTTATTGTTGGTAGCCTTTTCAAAAGTCTTAATGTTCTCAAGGACTTCTGCATCCTCAACAATAATCTTGCTTAACTTTAAAGTTGGCTTGAAAGTGTACTTACCACTAATCACCGAACCATTCTCAGTTAAGTAGGTAGCTACACCCTCCTCAGCAGAAAACAGTTCAACGTTCTCTCTTAGAGTACGAGCCAAGTAATCCCCAATCTTAATTAGGTTGCTAAACTCTTTTCCACGATTTTCAATCAGATTCGTTAACATGATAAATATATTTATTCAGAATTATTTAGCCCTTTCTTTAGGGGATCTTTTGTTAAAATGTTCTTTCTCTCTCATATCCTCAAGTAATTTGATCAATTCATGGTCACAACCTGATTCAATTGCTAAGGACTTCATAGCATCATAGTCCAGAGATTCTGCGGCTGGTGCGGGAGGAATCCCCTCCTCACCCGGCATTGGAGGCTCTCCCATTGGAGGTGCTCCACCCATTGGAGGTGCTCCACCCATCATAGGATCTCCACCGCCCATCATCGCTCCAAACACAGGATCCTTTTGATTTTCCTCAAGACCCTTCTTGGCATCTTCAATCTCAGCATCCGACATCTGGTAGTAATCTTTATAGATTTTTTCGATTGGGAAGATACCAAGACCCTTTACGGCTTGAACCACTCTAGCTTTCTGCTCGTCAGTGTCCAACATTCTCTTAAGAGCCATGTCAGACGGGGCGGGTAGCTTAATCTTTAACTTATCAATGAGCGTGGTTGGGAAGCCCTTAAGCATTAAGTGCCTCTTAGCCAATGTCTCTAAGCCAAGCTCAATGGACTTTTGAATCCTAGTAATAACTCTAGAAAACTTTACATCTAATTGAGATAGGTTAGCTTTGCGCTCAGGGGCTTGATCCTTCTCAACAATGTAATCCTTTGGAATCTTAAGAGCAGCTAAAAGCTTATCCCTGAAGTATTTAACATCATCAACTTCACCAAGGTTCTCTGCCCCTGGAAGAGTTTCAATCTTAGTCCCGGTTCCCTTTCCGTTGACCGCAATGTAGAAGTCCTCATCAGCAGCTAAAGCATTAAAGTTTTCTTCAATATTTCCTGTTTGGGAGTTGTAGCTCTTACGCTTCTTAAACTTATCCATCTGCTTCTTAATATGCATTTCAGCCTTAGAAGCAGGCAGTGATCCGGTATCAATATAGAAGATACGACGCTCAGGAGCACGAACCAGACGATAGATAAGCATTGCATCTTCCATCATCTTAAGGCTCTTGTAGGTTACTCTAGCAGCCGCTGCCACCGACTTACCGTAGGGATAGTGAGTAGGGTCTGAGGTATGCAACCTTAAATGAATGATCTGCCCAGGATCTAAAGGAATCATCTGAGCGTCATCAAGTGCTGGGCCGATAGTGCCATAGGTTGTCCAATCGTTCTTCTTAGGAATCTCCTGCAAGTATTGCTTTAGATAACCAAACTCGTCTTCAACCCTAAAAATATAACTTGGGTTAAGAATCTTAATCCGTTGGATACCACGCTTAACATTGTTGAGATCAATAATGGTTTCAACGAAGATATCCCCATACTTAACAACATTTCTTGAAATGTCCCAAAGGTATCGATTCATGTTTGTTTGTTCAAACATGTTCTGAACCTCTTGCTTACTCATCTCATCGTCAGTTACAATATCCCAAGCTGTGCCATCAAGGTTCTCTTGAGTACACTCATCACTATAAATATCAAAGGCAGATGAGATCTCAGGATACCCATCCATATCCTCATACTCCTTATATCTCTTCTTCCTATCATACTCTACTGCGGGTAGGATCGGATAGAACGTCCTTTTATGGCCCATCTCAGATGGGATTTTAATAACATCTTGAGCTTGGACAGTATCGCCAGCGAGATTCTTGGGCTTATCAACCAAGCGTCTGGTGATTGGATCCTGGTATTGATCGTCGGTGTGATCCTCGACCTCACGAGCAAAGAATTTCTTAAAGAACCGACCAATCAAACCAAAAGGTTGATTATAAGGTTGTTGAGGGCTTCCAAATTGGGTGTAGCCTTCAGCCCCTTCGTTTAGTTTCTTAGCAGCCATGTAATGTTCTCTTCTGTTAATTCATCCGCAGATGTCTTCACTTTATATGTATAAGCGTTACTGATAGCTGGTGGGATATAAGTGTCATCTTCTCCCTTTTCTATGAAGGCATTTCCTCTTAAGTTATTAAAAACGTTGATAGCAGTGGCAAACGACATAATTAAATCGTCATGACAGTTAGTATCGGGCTTGACCCTACCCGTGTCAGAATCTATAATGAATGTTAAAAGTTCATTAATGAGTCTCTCCGAGTTAATTAAAACCCTACCTGACCTTATGTTATGCTCAAGATCGGCTAATAAAGTCTCTTTATTTTTCTGAGTAATCATAATTCCGATCTCTCGCTTGGCATCCATCACCAAGTTCTCATACTCTAATTCCTCCCTTAGAAAGTAAATTAGATTGTTGCCAATGCCATTTCTCTCAGGACATACGAAGGCGGTATTGTATAGCCGACCCTCATCTGATATGATTTTAGCAAATTCATTGATAGGTGTCCTATTCGAGTAAAACTCAGCCACCTGCTTACCATTATAGATGTCAATGATGTGAAATGCAGAATAATCTCTCTCACGGCCAATTGAGGGGTCAGCAGCTAAGACGTATTCGTGATTAGGCTTGGGGTCCTCCCAAATACGCATCCTATTGTTGTATTTAATCCAGTAATCATTGTTACAATTTTCTTTCAAATTACGTAGGATCTCTCCCTCGATATAAGTCTCACCAGTGCCTAGGAAGCTAGCTTCATACTCTTGTAACCATTCCTTGTAGCTATGCTTTCTTCTAGTCTGATGCTCCCACTTATCAACATCAATGGGGGGATTGCACGACTCCATTTCCTTATACAACCATTCAAACCCTTTGTGTCGTTTATATTCTGGGTGCTGCTGCCATTTAATATCAATTGGGTGGAATCCGTTATCACCCTCCATTGCCTGTGTATACATTTTATGGAACCAGTTACCAATACCGTTAACCGTAGATAAACAAACAACACGGCCCCCTGTAGATGTTGTAGGGCCAACAGCAGCCCAAATGGTATCAATATGCTCAATAAAAGCTGCCTCATCAAGAATTAACAACGAAGCAGATATTGAACGACCTGATTGTTTACCTGATGCTTTGGACTGAATTGATGAACCATTTTCAAAAGAAAGGGTGTGGTCATTGTCTCTGGTGGTCTTAGGCTTCATCCAGAACGGTAATTCCTCATACATGATCTTTACACGAGAAATAACTTCTTTTGCTTCAGCATCACCCTTGGATAAGATAGCAACTCTTTTGTTTGTACCAAATATGCAAAAGTGTAATGCATATGCAGCCATTAGGGTTGTGCAACCTGCTTGTCTAAACTTCCTTAGGATGGTTAGGCGATAATCTTGGAATTCATCCAGAATACGAGATTGAAACGGGTAAAGTTTAAAGTTAACCATTCCACGCATTGGATGCACAACTTTAATGTAGTTGTTTGTAAAATATTCACAGTTACGAGAACATTTTTTAAATTCTTCTGAAATTCTTTCGAGATCCTCGCTATTATTATTAGAATTCATGATTTACCTAAGTATATGTACAAGACAAAANGAAGAAGATAAAGTAAGTAATACTCTTCAATCACTTATTGATTATAGTAATATTNCATCTATAGGATATCCTAAAGTAGATATGAAGTGTAAGATTGCTACTAATGCACCTTCGATATATGAAGGTCACACAGAAAATATTAATTGGTCATTCTTGACTGATGACGATATTGTGGTGTTTGTACATGATGATGTAGAGATCCTGTCTACTCCAGACAAGTTTAAAGAATATATAGAAATTGCGAGAAAGCCTGGAGTAGGGTTTGTTGGGGTAGCTGGTGCTGCCACCTTCCAGAAGGATGGTGCTTGGTGGACGGCTCGAAACTCAGGTCACGCAAGAGGATTCGTGTGGCAGGGTGTAGATGATCAAACAATGTCACCTAACTACTTTGGTCGATCAGGACAAGTAATTGTTCTCGATGGATGTTTGATTGCAGCCACGTATAAAACAATAAAGAAGGTAGGACTTGATCAGCCAGACTACCTATCTAGTGGTTGGGACTTTTATGATATCCATATGACCTTCACGGCACATTATAAGGGTTATTCTAACTATGCGGTGCCTATAATGATTAGGCATGAGTCTGACGGCCAGATGAGAGAAGGGTGGTATAAGGCGAAAGATGAATTTATGAAGAGATGGAATAAAGACATTCCTTGCTCCCTTCCGATGGATAAGACTAACGGATTACCGAAATGAGTTATTTAGTAGATGTATTAGTTTGGATTATGGCTGTGTTTGGGACAACCACGATTGTTGTCAACAGCACAATAATGGAACCTGTTAGGAAATTAATTACTAAGGTGGTTCCACTTTTAGGAAAACTCGTTAATTGTTTCTTATGCACTAGTTTTTGGGCTGGCGTATTTTGGGCTACACTACACTGGAATCCTTTCCATCAATTAGGCACAAATGAATACCTAGGTGCATTGTTTGCAGGTTGTATTGGAAGCGGATCCTGTTGGATCATGTATTTAAAGATCTTCCCACTGATGCAAGGGAAGTGACGCGGATAATTACTTTGAATACGGTTCGTATCTCAAAGATAACATTATGAACAGTAAAACATTTTTTATTGATATTGATGGGACTATACTACGTCAATTGGATAGCTTCACAGAAGTGATGAAGACTGACGATATCCCTACGTTACCTGACGCAGCAGAAAAGATCTGCAAATGGCATTGCCAGGGTCATAGAATCATTATCACTACAGCTAGACCAGAATCCATGAGAGAGCGTACAATCAAGCAATTAGATAACGCGGGTATCATGTATGATCAGCTTGTAATGAGCCTTACAAGCGGTTGTAGGGTGCTTATAAACGATTATGAGCCAGACACTGCGACCAAGGCAGAAGCTAGGAATGTAAGACGTAACATGGATGGTCTGATTAATGTAAACTATATTGACTAGGTCAATTATACATGTTTACTCGGACAATTTTAAATGTTGGTCTAGTATCTATTGGGCCAACACTTCCGGCAGTTATCTCATAAGGCCCAGGATCGAAGGGTGATGAACCTCTATTCCTGCCTGCTAGGTCTGGGGATGGAAGAGTGACATTCGATGCGAACCCACTTGCAGCATTGTCAGCGGAATCCCAAAGACGCAAATTATCATCGCCATCAGTATTCGTGAAAACTGCCGAAAAGTCAGTGTACGTTTGAAGGTTGTTTCCAAGAAAAGCAATATCGGCCCCGTCACCAGGAGCGGAACCATATGCGAATACCTGACCTCCACTGGCATTAGTTTTAACATCTGCCCAATCATCGAGCACATCATCTGATTCGTTTGAAAGATAATCTGTAGCGGTTCCACTAGTATACATCGCAACTCCGCTTCTTACTATGCCATTATATTTGGTAGGGGCTTGCCTAGCGTAGTTTGCAACAACTCCGCTGAAATGAACTTCAAAAGTGCTGTTTCCCGGCCCTGTGGTATTGCCGTTTGGGAAGAAAAAAGATTGGCTGGCATTATTACTAAGTACACATCCAATTAAGTTACATACGACTTTGGAAAAGTCGTTATTTTCTTGCCTCACAACGGTTCTAGTTCTAATTAAGGAATTTGTAAAAGTGTATGTCACAACGCCACTCGTAGCATACCCGGCCTTAGATCCGGCCTTATTAAAGTCCTTATTTTGGTCTAAACCGCTAATTCTACACCTATCATAATTTACTTGAGTAGGGGCATTATCTACCAAATTTAAAGCTTTATTTATGGTTATCGCGTTGTTAGCCTGTATATCAAGGTTCTTAAAGTTGATAGTTTTTGATGCTGCGGAGCTTTGAAAATCTACCGTATTAAAGCTCTCACCCAGCAAAAGCCAACCATCAGCAGGCCCCGACCCTGCCAGTTTTGTTGAGGAAAATGTAATGGTTATCTCCTTGTCCTCAGGCCAATTATATTGGGTTCCTGCTAGTAAGTGATAAGGAAGATCCGGTGATGTTGCTGACGCGTTGTGTCCGGTTGCGCTACTTTGAAGAAGCGCAATAATTTCGTCTCCATCGTCATAGTAACCAGCACCAGCACTTGCCGTATACCACTCACCAATTGTGGCATAATCGGCTCCGGCACCCTCGCCAATAACACTAGTATAAACAGTAGGCATTAAGTTACTCCC